TTTAAGTAAGCCTTTAGCTGCAACTGCAACTCTAGTTTCTGCATCTGTTAAATCTTCTATGTCTTGTTTTTCGTTTATGTCTGAGGTTTGGATAGTTCCGTTAGTTGCATAGATATCATCAAATCTTGCAGTAGAACCACCTAAATCAATAGCATTGTCTCTGGCTGCACCAGTGCTAGTAGCTGGGTAAATTTTATCAGCAGCACCCTCAAAAGTTAAAAACGTATCGTTATTACCAATGAAAAGACGACTTACAAAAGTACCAATACTTCCAACTGAAGTACCGTCTTTTCTAAAGTCAGCAATAGTTCCATCTGTTGATAGCCTATTAAAATAAGCTGGAGTGTTAGCACTCCTATTAACCATAAGAACACCATCGCCTATACGAGTACCAACTTCAGAACTACTGTTGTAAAGACTAACAGTTGTAGTTCCAACTAATAAATTTCCAGACGAATCTATTCTAGCTCTCTCACTAGCACCAGTAATAAAACCTAATACATTACTACCAGCAAAATTAACATAAGTATCTGTATCATCATAACCCCTTACAAGGTCTGCATAAACACTTCCTCTTAGGTGGATGTCTTTGAATCTAGCTGCGGTTGCACCTAGGTCAACAAGATTATCGGATAAAGTACCATCAACATTAGAAATTGGGTAAATAGAATTAGCAGAAGCATTAAAGTTTAAATTAACATCACCTGAACCAATACTTAAACGACTACCATTAGTACCAATACTTCCAACATTTGTACTGTCTTTTCTAAATAAAATTAAATCTCCATCACTTGTAAATCTATCAAGTAGAAGAGGTTGACCACCATCTCTTGTTGCAACTAAAAGACCATTTTCTCTTGCTTCAACTCCAACTGTGCTTGTATTAGCTGATGATTTACCTACAAGGACAGTACCAGCATCAGTAATACGCATTCTTTCTGTGTTGTCCACATTGAATGTCATTACTGTTCCTGCTTTAGCGTTGTCAAAATCTGCTTCAAGCGTAAGTGAGCCAGTGCTACCTCCTCCTGTAATACGACCAAAAGAATTATTTGTACTATCCTCAATGGTTATTTTTGGTTGGGATGTGTCTGAAACGTGAAGAACACTATCAGGACTAGTCTCTCCAATTCCAACGTTTCCAGAAGAATCAATTCTCATGGCTTCAGAGCCGTTGGTTTGCACAAAGAAGTCGTTACTTATTCCACCAACTCTTGCAGACGTTCCAGTAGATGTCGTTCCACTATCTATAAACTCAATAGAAGATGTAGCATCTGTGCTTTCAACTCTTATACCAATGTTTCCTGTAGATGAATTAACATGTAAAGGTTTTTCAGGACTAGTCGTTCCGATTCCCAATCTTTCAGCACTTGCATCCCAGAATAACTTAGCTGTTGTGCCTGTGTCTTCGTAGAAGGAGATGTCTCCGCTATTATCTATTTTTAAAAAGGAAGCACTACCACCAGCACCTAAAAATAAATCACCACTTGCATTTGAAGCATAAAAATAATTACTTCCTGCTCTTGACATAGTAACAGTATTACCATCAGCAGCTATAGCAAATGTTCCATTTGTACCATCAACTGTCAAACCATCCATTGTGGCTGTGCCTGTTACGTCTAAACCTGTTGAGGTTAGTCTCATTTGTTCTGCAGCAGACGTGCCAAAAGTCATTGCGTTATCGCTGTGAGAATAGCGAATAGTTCCTTGGTATCTTTCTGTTCCAGATGTTCCGTCAGCAAAGTAGATACTTCCAGTGCCTGTGCTTGATGTTCTTAAAGTTATACCTGTGTTACCACCAGTTTTTATAACTAAATCATCTGCATCGCCATCATAAGATGACATTCCAGTTTCTCCCAGTCCTAATCGTCCAGACGAATCCAGTCTCATGCGTTCTGTTCCTGAAGCGGAACCTGCTGTTGCACCAGTTCTAAATGTTAAAGCTCCTGAAACACCCATAATTGAGTTTGAACCAGCAGACGTGCTAAAGAATAATCTATTACTATTAGTTGTAGCTGAAGAGTCTGCTTCTAAATCAATTCCGTTTGCACCTGAAGATTCTATGGATAAAGCTGTACTTGGCGAATCAGTTCCGATTCCAACACCTGTTGAGTTCATTCTAAGAACTTCAGAGCTGCCTATTCTAAACTTTATTGCTGCATCTTCTCTGTTTCTTAACAAAGCATCTGAGCCATCTGTGATAATATCAAATCCATCTGTGATTGTTGAACCTGTAGTTGAATTGGTAAGATGTAAAGTTGAATGAGCTGAGCCGTGAATGTGTAAAGCAGTTCCGTCACCTGTTGGCGAACTCGTTCCGATACCTAAACCTGTTGAGGTTAGTCTCATTTGCTCATTACTGGTGTCACCAAATACTATTGGGTCACCAACAGTACACCTAAATTGAAAACCACCGCCATTATAGTTGATATAACCTTTGTCAGTGTTTGCACTTCTTTCAATGACCAATCCTTGAGCTAAGCTGTTATCTACAGAAGTTTTTATGTGTAGATTAGAACTTGGCGAAGTCGTTCCAATTCCAACCGAGCCATCTGCTGATATTCTCATAGCCTCTGTTTGTGTATTATCGTTTGTAGTACCAAAAGATAAATAAGAATCCCTTTCAGACCCACTCTGCCAAGAACCCTGTTTACCAGAGCCAATATAACCTGCATTTAAAAATGTATCTGCTGTAGCATCATCGCCAAATCTCCATTGAATCCTTTGCTCAATGTTTGTTGTTGTTGATAAATGCTCCCAGTCTAATGTGATAGCATCTACTGTAGATGAACCAGTGTTTTCAATGGATAGTTTAGAGGCTGGTAAAGATGTTCCGAGTCCTAATTTTCCATCTGATGTTATTCTTGCAGCTTCGCTTGCTTCAGTTTGAAATCTTATAGACCTAGTACCTGATGAAGTTCCTGTTTTAATAAGTAAATCATCATTAGAGTCGTACTCCATAACTGTACGATTAGAGCCACCACTATCTTCAAATTGTAATAATCCATCAATAACTACATTGCCATCACTAACCAAACCATCACTTGTTACTGTACCTGTTACGTCTATACCTGTTGAGGTTGTGGCGATTTTGGCATTACCATTGTGATATAAAGTTACTGCACCATTGGCTATACCTTCTAAATAGTTTTCATTATGTGCTGTATTTTGTAAGTATAAATTTTCACCACCAATTTTTAAATTACTAGAACCACTTTCTGTAATGAATGAAGTATTAGCATTATGATAAATCTGTAAATCTGAACCAGCACCAAAAACTGCTTTGTCGTTGTCGCCAAAGTTGATATCGCCTGTAGTTGTTAAACCTGTAAGAGTACCAAGACTTGTAATATTAGGTTGAGCTGCTGTTTGTATAGTACCTGTAACATTACCTTCTATATTAGCAACTAAAGTACCAAGTGAATTAAGAGTAATATTTCCTGTAGCACTACCATCTGCTGTTGTTAATCCTAGTGTGAACTTATCAACTGATTCATCCCACATAAAGATACCATTATCAGCAGTACCTCTATTGATCAGCATACCTGAGTCATTTACAGGGCTTCCTGTTAATCCTGCATTAAGCTGGAATAGATTATCTTCTATATCAAGATTCGTTGTGTCTAAGGACGTTAGAGTTCCATTAACAGTAAGATTACCTGCTACTGTTAAGCTATCTGCAATCTGAACATCATCAGGTAGTGTTAGCGTTATGTCTGCAGACTCACTACCACTTCCTGACACTGTAATCTTATTAGCTGTTCCAGTAATTGTTTGAACATAGTTGCCTGTAGTATCAGTTCCTAATGTTACTGAATTAGCAGCTACACTTGTTGCTTGTATTCCTAATGCATCAACAAATGCTTTTGTTACTCTAGCATCTATAGCTGAATTAGCTCTTGTATCTGTGTAGTAAAGATTAGTTGTACCTTCGCTTAAATCGTCTGTGTCTTTTGTGGCTAGTCTAGTATCAAATCTAGCATCCGTATAATAAAGATTAGTTCCTTCTGATAAATCGCTTGTTGATTTAGATGTAAAAGCAGAATCAAATCTTGCTGACGTGTAATATAAATTAGTGTTCTCAACAACTATAGAAGTATCAAGTGTTGAAGTGGTTGCTTGATTTGAGCCATTACCTATAAATATCTTGCCATTATCTAAGTTAGGCGTTGCATTACTTCTACCAGCACCACCTACTTTGATAGAACCATTAACAGCATGACTTCTTAATATCTTACCTATGTTTTGTATTTGACTTGATTCACCTGTTGGAGCTGTAGTTGTATACTCACCTGCTGTTGTGGATACATAAAGTATTTGTCCTACAGATTCATTAGAAGTATCTATAGATGTTAAATTACCAAAAGTAACTATTTGCAGATTGTTATTAGCATTAGCGTCTTCTATAGCCAAACCGAATGCAGGCATTTTAGAAGCATCATCAGCTTTTGCTTTACCAACTGTAGTTGTATTTCCTGAAACACCTGATACATAAACTACATCACCTTTAGATAAAGCTACATCAGCTTTAGCTGTGAATCTAACAGCACCATCAATATCACCTATAAATTCTTCGCTTGCTGTAACAATATTAAAAGTAACATCATCGGTTGTAGCTACAGCTTGTCCTATAGCAACACTAGGAGTAGAACTTTCACCAGTTCCACCTGTTATTGTTACTCCAGTTCCACCTGAAATAGATTGTACATAATCACCTGTAGTATCAGTTCCTAAAGCAATAGAATTAATTTGTGCTGTAGTTGATATGCTAATATCACCACTACCATCAAATGAAGCAGAACCTACTACATCTCCTGATAAAGATATGGTTCTTGCAGTTGCAAGTGTTGTAGCTGTATCTGCATTACCTGTTAAATCTCCAGTAACATTACCAGTAACATTACCTGTTACATTCCCAGTGACATCACCTGTTAGATCACCTGTTAATATATTAGATGTAGTGATACTAATACCTGTAGTAATCCAAGCATTATCAGCACCATTTCTTATTTTTAATACATTGCTTGATGTATCTACCCATAATTGATGAGCAAAAGTAGTTGATGGTTCAGTTGAACCGCTATTTGTAGTTGCAATAGCAGACAAAGCATTGTTTAAATCTGCTCTAAAGTCTGCACCTGATTGGTTTGCTAAGTTGTAATCGTGTTGTGCCATAATAAAATCCTATTTTATATATCTTAAATCATTCAGGGTAAGTTGGAAATATCACATCATCAATATTATTAGTTGCTTGATGTTGGGATGGTAAATCCCTTAATGATTGCCTATATGTTGCCCATTCTTGTTTTTTAGCATCTGATAGTGGACTATCGCTAACTTGAGTCCAATCACTAGATGCTAGTCTATTATTTCTTATATTTCTTAATTTAAACAATGATACTTCTATAAGTTCAGCTTCAGACTTTTCTATAGATTTTATTGTAATTAAATTATTTTCTTCATCAAAAGTTGTTTGTACTTTATGTGTATCTAAATTTATATCTGTAAATTGTTTATCAACAGGAATCCAATCGTTGCTATCATCACCCTTATTCTTTTGTTCACCAATTAGAATCTTGTTGTTTTCATAATCCCATGTTGCCCACATATTACCCACCTCTTAATCCTGCATAAATACCCTGTATCTTATTAACTGTTATTGTTCCTGCATTTCTTTTCGCTTTTACATATAAATAACAAGCAGAACCAACCTTTTGATTAAAAGAGCCTGATACAGATTGTGATATAGAGCCACTACTAAAATTATGGTCTTGTCCTGATTCAGCAGCAGTATAAAATGTAGAAGTGCCACCAATGGGAGTTCCTAATAGTTGACATTGTATGTCCATTTGAGCTCCACCACCTGACAATGTGGCAGATAAAACTAAACTAAAAAATGGAGTATGACCATTTCCTGCTGTTGTTAAATCAGGAGCAGGTAAGGTAATGATTGCTAATGTTGTATAACTTGTACCTATACTTTGGTTAGGCGTAAGACTTACAGGTTCTAGTTTATCTATATCTCCTGATATTTTTTCTGCTGTAAAATTGCTAACTGTTACATTTTGTGCATTTATAGTTCCAGCAGTCATAGTTCCAAAGTCTGCTGATATAGAAGATAAATTAGTTACATTTATTTCATTGGCAGTAATTGCATTTGCTTGTACATCACCAACAGCAACAGGCTCATCTCCAACAGTAAAGGTTAAATCAGTTGCATCAGATTCAACACCTAAAGTATTAATAGATGTAACACTTGCAACATAGTCATTTGCTTTTGGTATAAATGCTAAGTCAGCAGAATTAGTATCTACTATTTTACTAAATACAGGATTTGCAGAACTATCTACAACATCTACTCTAAATTCTTTTGATGGATAATCTGTTGGTGCATCCCAAGTTAGTACAGGTCTATCTATATTAGAAGAATCTGTATCTATAAAAATGACATTGGCTGGCTTTTCAACTGCGTAGGCAGAAGGAATATCAGATAATTCTTCTAATGCTTCTTGAGGTGGTACTTCCCATGTATAAACATCAAAGTATTCTATTAAACTAACCGAAACTAAACCATCGGATTGCAATTCAAGAGCTTCTACTCTACAAACCTTACCTGAGAATCCAAGACCTGCATAAGTTAAATCAACTATATCTCCTACATTAAGTTTATACATCTCAGGAGTTCCTAAGAACTGCATAGTAGTCTGATTTCTACTTCTAACAAGTATTGCTTTAGCCATGTTATAGGCTATATAAGGATCACTAACAAAAGGAAATTCAGCTTTTATTTCTAATATCTCATCACCATCATCTGAATAATATTCAGGAGAAGCATCATGTAAAACTGTTGCTGTATCTAATTCATATTTTTTATTACCATTAAAAAACTCAACAATAACTTTATTTGCTTTTTTATCTTTATTACCATAATCAACTGAAATACCAGCATCAGCAATAATATGATTATCTGTAATACTAAATGTAGAAGTACCTGTATCTTCTATAGTTAATTCATACTTACCATCAACATAAAGAAATATACCTCGCATATTTGCAAGTAATTCTTTTGAGTTTTCCATAACAGTCTTATTGCCATCAACATAACCATTACAATGAAATCTCTTTACTTTGTTTAAAGAAGTTCCTGTTTGTGAAGCATAAGAAGAACTTAGTGTTTGATTAAAAAAAATAAAATATGATATAGACCCACCATAAGGTTTATATCTCTGAACGTCTATTATTTCTGCATTATTTAATACAGTATTACCACCTGAGTCGGTAAGAGTAAGTGTTTCACCTATTTTATTACTCCACCAATGGAGACTTGAAGATGTTGTGCTTATAAAATTTTGTCCTGCGTTACCACTCCAAGTAAATGCTTGAGCAGTTCCATTGTAAAAAGGATTATCAACTAAAGTATCTGCTGTATTAGCAGCAGTGCTAAATGTAGATAAATTTAATTGTGATGCTGTTAAACCTTTACCATATTCATTATTAGTAATGTAATCTAAAAAAGTTAAAGACGGATTATCAGAAAATGCATAAGTAGATGGAGTTCCAAGTCTTTGTGAACCACTACCACCAGCAGTAGAATCTAATCTAGGGTCATATACTTTTTTACCTCTTACTTGAACTGTTAATTGTGGAATACCTTTCCACATACCTCTAGTATCAAAATTATAATGAGCAGCTATATAACAAACTCCATCTAATCTATGTGCAGAAGTCCAGTTAGACATAGAAGCAACAAGCATTGGGTCTGCTGTTTGTGATGCAGCTCCGTGATGTAAATTCATTACATACATATATCTATCTGTAGGGTCAGTACCAAAACCACCAGCAGTAACTTCTACAGGATCACCATTTTGTGAAACTGTATTAAGTGAACCTGAGCCTGAAGATATTTTGTCTGAACCTATATAACCACCGATTCTAAATCTAGCAGAATCAGTTAAAGGATTACCATCAAGTTCAATAGTTCTTCCAAGTATTTCATCACATTCACCAACTGATAAAGCATAAACTACATATAGTTCTTGCGAATTATTAGCATTAACATCCATGTAAATAACCTGTGCTCCAACCCTTCTATTTCCATATATGATTGGTAGCTTTCCACCAGCAGAGGTTTTGTTGGCTAATATGTCTTGTCCTTTTGCAAGCATTTGTCTTGCTTGTAAGAACCCCTTAACACCCACCACAAGAGTAGCAGCAGTTAATACCATGTTTATTTTTTGTATAGTATTAGCAGCATCCCATGCTGTTTTGATCCAGCTAAAAAATGTAATAAACGGATTAGACATTTATGAACCCCACCTAACATCTGATTTGACCTGAGTAGCAAATTCAAAACCCTTATCACCTGTACTAAATGCCTGTTGTGATTCATCAGAATAATGTCTGCCCTTTGTAAGATTCCAATTTGCCCAATGAGAAGCAACAGTAACGCTTAAATTAGAGGCACTTATATTTTCCGATATTGCTACATTTCTTATAACCCCAGTAAAATAATTTACTGCACCAACTATAGTTTCATTATCATCGAAATAAGCAATATATATTTCTACAGTTTTGTCTGTAAAAGCACCGTCTTGAACTAAAGACCTAACCTCATTTGTAATATTAGAAAAACCTAAATTAATTTCATCAACTTGTAATTGACCTGTTTCTGTAACTGAATCAACAGTGAGAAAAGATCCACCAGCCTCATAGCTATTAGAATCATAAGTAACATTAGAATACCAATCAGTTAATCTGATAGTAGATGATAAATTAAGCTCAACCAAGAAAGCTGTTTTAGTTGCTGTTGATGATACTTGAGTTTGTAAAGCAGCAGATAAACTTCTAGGCATTAGGTTATAACCTCTCTAACGTCAAATGAAATACTGTAAAAACCACTAGCGTCTGTTGAATACATGATTTCATTGTTTTGTAAATAAACAGTAAAACTTGGCTTGTTTACAGTAACAGCTTCATTATCTGATAGAGATGCTATTAGATTTGGTGATATAGTAACTGTAACCGCACCACCTGATGCATTAGCATCTTCAGAAACCATATATACTTTAGAATGATTGGCAAACTTAATTAAATCACCAGCTTTTAAAGCACCTGTTGTTTGTGAAAATCCATCCATAGCAATTGTATTATCGCCTGCTGAATGAACACCATTAACTAATATATCTGTTTCTGATTTACTTGCACCTAAATTATCTATTGGTGCTTGTATAGTAAAGTCCTCAAAAGAACCTTTTTGTTTTTGTAAAAATGCAAATACCTCTTGAGCCTTATCTTGTTCTAGGGGTGGCATTGCAACTGTAAAAGAAAAATATTGACTACCTATTTGTCTGACTTGTTTTTTACCTGATAAAGTCTGATTCAATAATGTAGGTCTATTATCTTGAAAATTTAAACTTCTAAAATTTGGGTCTGTGGGAAATTGTCCTGCCATTATACTACTCCCATCTTGCCTTGATTATTCATGGCATTGTTTATGATTGATGTTATCAATCCTTTTCTTGATGCTAATAACTGATCAAATCCAGCAGCATCTACTGTTGATATATTAAAGTTGACTGTAGCTCCCATACCTTGACCTTTGGTGTGATCTATAACAGATTCATTAGGATGCAGTATTGCTGGGAATCCACCCTTGCCATCTACACCACCTGCTCTTGCACCAAATCCTGTAAAACCACCACCATCACCTGAAGGTATTGTTGTAGGTATGCTTAAACCTGATGTGTCTATTTTTGGTTTAAAAAAACTACCAAATGATGCAAACATTTTATCTATAACTAATTTTTGTACTGCAATTCTTATTAATTCTGTAACAATAGAAGTAGCAAAATCTTTGAATGATGCTTTACCTGTTTTTAAGAAATCCATAGTCAACTGAGTAAGACCATCATAAGATTTTTTAAATACACCTTGCATTTCTTCTTGCATGGTTTTGATATTAGTAAAGAAATCCTTATAACCCTTTTCAGCATCCATTAAGAATTGTTCTAGTGCTGTTAATGGTGTAAATCCAGTCTTACCATCTCCACCACCACCATTAGGATCTCTACCAAGAAGCATGTCCATAAAAGATGGTATATTAATTTTTTTAAATTCTGCTTTTGTTCTTTTTTCTATATTTTTTGTTAATTGTACTATTTCTGCATCAAGCTCTTTATCCTTTTCTTTGAAGCTAATCATTTTTTGCAGCTCTTTAAATTTTATTTTAAATCTATCAATCATATTTGGTAACATTCTTTTAAATACCTCTTGAAAGACTGTTCCTATTTCATTTCTAAAAATATAAGCCGCAGAAAGCACAGCAGTAAAACCGCTTATTAAAGCAATAACTGGATTTGCTCTCATGGTTACGTTTAATGCAACAAAACCTAATCTTAATTTATTTACAGCCAAAAGAGTTCCTGCAAGAACTGGTATCAATATTACATCTAAATTCTCAGCAAATTTATTTACTACAGCAGCAAAAGTTGAAAAACCATTAGTGGCTTTTTGCACATCACCAACAATAAATTGAAAGTTATTTCTTAAAGCTACGCCAGCCTGTCCTAGTGTCATGGGCATGTCTTTAATTTGGTCATTAGTTTCTTTCATGCCAGCTATTAATATTGGCATTACGACCTCGGCTGTTAATTTACCAGCATGACCAAACTCTCTAAGTTCACCAATAGTTTTACCTAATCCTTCAGCTAACATTTTTGTCAGAATGGTATTGTTTTCCATTACTGATCTAAGCTCATCACCTCTTAAAGCTCCTGAAGCTAAACCCTGTGCTAACTGTCTAGCAGAGTTATTTGCCTCTTGAGCATGAGAACCAGCAATAATAAAGGTATTTGCTACTGTTTGTGTAGCATCAGCAACATCTTTTTGCGTTGCACCCAAATGATCTGTAGCTAGTGCAAGCCTTGTATATAACATGGCAACCGCATCAAAATCTGATCTTGAATCAGAAGCGATTCTTCTCATGTGATTCATGGCTATTGCTGTCTTATCTGCACTACCAGTCAAGGCGTTCATTCTATTTTCAACGCCTATCATCACGTTAGCAGCATTAACTATTTCTCTAACACTAAAAGCAGCAACAATAGTATTTCTCAGACTTGCTAAAGCCTGATTCGTACCATTAATATTTTTTTTAAAACTATTAACCGCTTTAGCAGATTTATCATTTCCAACAAAATTAAAATGAATATCTGATTTAGTTAGAGCTGCCATTCTTTTCTTCCTTTATTTCAAGATAAGCCAACCATCCTTGAAATTCCTCAACTGTCATTTCTTCAATTTCAGTTAAAGTCTTATTAAGTTTTTCAGCTAGTGCATATTTTATGTATAGCTGCTTATCTTGTATTACTTTTTTTTAACTTCTTCCTGCGAAACATTATTCATCATTTCGCTAGAAACTCTAATTAATACATCTCTATCAACCCTCTCCAATAAGGTTTTCTTATCAGCGATAGTAAATAACTTTTCTCCAGCTTCATCTAATGCTTTATAAATTAAAACATAAGCTAAAAGCTGTACGTCATCATCTTGGGCTAGTTTCATAAATTTAGAAGTCTCTGAAAGGGTTATTGGCTTGCAATAAATCTTTAAAGGACTATCTTCATCCTCACCCCATTCAGGGACTTCTATAATTCTAGTTTCTAGGCTATCAAAATGCTTCTTTGCGTTATCTATAACTGACATTTTCTTATACTGTTGTTGATGTTAATGCACCAGTTCCCTGAACTGAAACACTTGCTTCAACTAGACCATCAAATGATCCACTTCTTGTTACTCCAGTAACAATAGCTGAACCAGTATAATAAGTATCACCTGCTGTATCTCCTTCAGGATATACATTAAGAGTTACTTCTGAGCCAATGCTTAAAGCACCCTGACCACTAGTATCAGTCTCATCCCAAAATACATCTATACTTCCTGAGAAAGAAGTCAGTGATGATTTATAAGTTCTAGCAGAATCACCCATTGAAGTATCTTCTAAAGTATCAGCAGTTTCCTCAAGTGAGTATGATCTAATTTCAGCCACAGCATTAGTACCGACTTTTACAGTACCTTCACTTCCTTTATGTGTTGCCATTTTCTACCTCGTCTTTCGACTTTTTCTTAGAAGAAGATTTAATTTTATCTTGCGAATGGACTGCTTCCTCTTTCCAACCCATATTCAATAAAGACTCAACCTTAGAAGGGTGAGCATCTATAGAAACTTTGCCATTTGGACTAATCATTTTCATAATTTGCCTCCTGTTAAACTGCCACGTCAGGATTGGTTTCCTTGACATAATAGTTAGTTAAAAATGTAAGAGAGACATAACCTAGTGGTTTTTCTCCCTCTCCGTTAAACTCTATTTCAGTTGACTCTAAATAGCAGTCTTTAGCTAATCCATCTAAAGTTCTGTCTGATGCTATTGCTTCTTCAACTTCTTTGCTTATTGTATCAATAGTATCATCAAAGTCACTAGTAGCTTTTGCATATCCTTCTACTACTACTGACAACTCTCTACTCATAACACGATCAGTACCTATCACTATTGGCTCAGACGTTTCTGATTTAGTATAGATAACTAATGCTGGTACTGTTTCTAATGGATAAACCCTAGATTCATAAACCCTTGATCCAGTTGTTGTTAAACCAGTTAAAGTAGTACCAAACTTTTCTCTTATTTGTTGTCTTATATGGTTTGCCATTATATTTCCTCTAACATTAATGCACTAAAACCTGTTCTATCTGATTGTATATTAACAACAGTATAATTTTGTGCTGCTTTGAGTATATTACCATTTGTATCTTTTATTGCAGATACATCTAAAGTATTTCCAAATGCAATATTAGGAACATCTATAGTTCTGCAATAGGCTACTGGTTTTAATGCTTCTACACCAATACCCTCTTCTTGTTCTACATATTCATTATTTAAGATTACATTAATTGTTGTAGAAGTACCTGAATTTGTATAAACAGCAGAAACACCATGACCAAAATTTATATCTAAATATCCAGCCATATCTAATTCAGTTTCTAATCTAAATTGAGACATTATTGCTCCTCTAAAACCAATGAAACTAAACCTGTATTATCAGGCTCTACTGTTTTAACTAGAAATGTTGTTTCAGGTTTTAATACGCTACCTTTATCAGTTGTAATAGCATCTACAACCAATCTATCTTCTTGAGATATGTAAGGAACATCAGATGATTTTATAATTGCTCTTGGTTGATAACCAGCAACAGGAACACTACCGCCCTCTATATTAAAATATTCTTGGTCAATAATGATGTTTACACTATAGGCATCTCCTGAATCAATATCAAACCAAGTATCAATTAATCCTTGTCTTGAATCCCATAGTGAAGATTGCACTTCAAAGAATGTAGCAGTAACACCATGACCTGTTGTTGTATCAACATAGGCGTTAAAATCTAATGCACTCTCTAAAGGCATGATTTACTTTTTAGCTCTAGTCTTAGGAGCTTTTACTTTTGAGGTTTTTAAACCTACGCTTCTATCTTCTTTTTTTGCTTTAGGTTTAGCTGTATGAGCTTCAGCTTTACCATAACTACATAAAGAATGACCTTCATGCTCAGGCAGTTCAACTATATCACCAGCATGTACTTTAGAACCGCCAGCCATTGTATCTATTAAGATTTTATATTTTTTCATATTTAAGTTGGGGGTATTACTACCCCCATTCCATTTAAGCATCAGCTAATTAGTCAGATGATTTACAGAAAGATACTGCATGTCTTACAGCAACATCAACAGTTTGTAGAGCAACAATTCTTACTCCACCTGAAGTTGATAACGCATAAGGATCAACAGTAATATCTAGTCCACCATACATACCAATTAATAGGTCTGCAAAATTACCAAAGTAGAAATCACCACTTGTTACTTGGTTACTTCTGACAACGTTATAGCCATTCATGCTATTGTCAGGAGAAACAACGAATTGAGCAGTATTAGTTGCTTTTTCAGTTGTTTTCAAAGTACCAAAATCAGCAGGTCTACAGATGTAAGCTAAAGAACCATTTAAAGCATTGTCATTAGCGACAGCACTTTCCATTGCTACGATCTCAGCCCATGTTGGGTTTGCAGCAGCAAATGTAGTAGTGTTAATACCTGAAGTATTAGCAATACCTGTTGGTTGACCACTTGAACCTGAACCAGCTAAAGCACCTAAGTCAATTGCAGTAGCGATTGATTTTGTTAGGTCGTCTCTGATTAAGTTCTCAACATCTAATGATGATTGTTGTAGTAATAGTCTTGTTGCATCAGTGAAAGCACCAATTACTTTAGGACTCATTGTTACTGAACCTGAAGTAAATTCACTTTCAGCAGCAGCACTACCTTCTGTAGCAATCCAACCAGCAGATGAAGCAGCAGTTTTCTTAGGTATTACAACATTTCCTTGTAATCCTCTAAGCATAGTAGCTCCAGCTTGCATTACGCTAGATTCATTTCTTAGTACATCAATAAAAGAATCTCCTCTGTAATCTTCAGCTATTAAAGTTGAATCATCAGATGAGTTGATATCTCTTTTGCCCCAAGTTCTTAGGACTTCAGCAGGTAACATAATGCCTTGTGCATCTTTACCATACTGTCTTGCAGCCTCAGCAGAACATTCAAATTCAAAAGCAGCATCTTGTTGTGCTCTTCTGTCTGAAGGGTTTGCCATTGCTCGAATCGCTTTTACCAAGCTAAATTCTCTTACTTCTTCTTTAGTCATGCCGATTTCTGAAGGAGTCTCTAAAGGTGTGTCATTAGAAATATTTTCTAATAATACGCCTCTAAATTCTTCAACAGAGATACCATCACTAATTGCTTTGTCAGCTAAATCTCTTTTATTGTGTCTAGCGGCTAAATCTATAATCTCTTTTGAGTTTCTTTTAAATTCAGCTTTAGCATCATCAATAGTTTGAGTTCTAACTTCGTCTAGGTTTATGTCTTTATTTTCTGACATTTTAATCTCCTTAAAGTTAATATTATTTTTATCTTCAGAACGACCAACTCCAACAAGTCTTGACTGGTCAGCAGGAACGCTTACAGAAGAAACTTCCATAGGTGTCCATTGAGCTTTATAGTAATTCTCATCTTTGTTATTCATTCTTTCCAGTTTGTCGATGCGATAACCTACCGATATGTTCATCCTTATCCCATCTTTTACGTCTTCAAACACTTCTTGAGCCAAAGCAGATTTTCCAAATCTGACTACTGCTAAAGACCTTTTAGCAGTCTCATCTAGTTCGAATCTTTCAATTACACCTATTTGCTTGGTCATATCATGATCCAAGAGAAGAGGTGCACGTCCACTGTTTATAAACTCCATGTTTATATCGCCAGCAGAATGTCCTAGGACTTCCATCCCAAAACTTCTTTCAACAGGTTCTTCAGAAGAAACTCCTACACGAACAGTTCTATTTTCTTCATCAAGATAAGAATGTTTAGATAAATCAATAGTTCTATATTTCATAGGCATATCAATTACTTTCCTTTCATCTTCACTTGATGCAGTCATAGAAACCTCATCAGTCATCTCTACTTCTTCACCTTCATGTTCGACACCCTCATGCTTCGCAAATTCAACGATAACTTTATCATCAGTTTCGCTAACATTAAGGATATGTCTATCTTCTTTATTTTCCATAGCTTTCTCCTTGTTTTTGGTTGATAAAGGATGTCCTTCAGGTAGCAGATCAGTGTCATGCTTCCCTGACTTGTATTTACCAGTCCTTAAGACTCGTAAAAAATTATTAACTCGTGCCATTGCCCATTGTTCTTTTGATGTAACATTAGGTCTAACACTTGAAGGGTTTGTGTTATAAGCACCAATCCCTCTGTTGTAAACTTTTTGTAATGTTGAGTAGCTTGTTCTTTTTGCTGGATTATCTCCAACATCTTCATTGTGTTCTTTAGCTTTCTCTCTTAATGTGTCTTCAGTACCCCTTTCCTCAAGACTTCTATCATCTTTCATTTGATTGACTAATTTTTTAGACCATCTAAATCCAGCATCTCCACCCCATAAAGCCCAAGCTATTCTTCCGTTTGATGGATAGCCTTTTTCACCTTGTCTAAATCCTTCTGCTTTTTTATCTACTTCATGTCTACTGAAAAAACTATACATCCTTTTAATAGTTTCATCAGACAAATTTTCGTTATTTAATATTTGGTTTGCTCTTTCAGCTCCAATTCTAGTTCCACCCCTACCAAATTCTTTTCTCCAGTCCAAGCCTTTACGAGCTTCTTCTTTCATGCCTTGATTAGGTTTACTCATCTTCCTGATCTCCGCCATTTATATTTGCTTCTACTGGATTTTTTTGACCAAATGGTTGATATGCTAATTCAATACCATATTGTTTAGCTAATTCAATTTCTTTTTGATGTTGTTCAAAAAGCTCTTCTGTATCTCTTCCATAAGCACCAGCAATGTCTGAATAGCTTAATGTTCCATTTTGCAAACCAATTACATTAGCCTGCATTTCTTTTAAAGGATCAATCCAAGCGAAACTTCTTGGTATGTAATTAACAGCCTTAGAAAATTTATCAACTTTACTCATAGGCAAATTGATATAGCCATTTGATATAGACATTTCTAACCAAGATTTAAAAACTGGGTCTACAAAATGATCTATAACAAATTGCTGATATATTTGATACATGCTTCTATCTTCCAAAGCACCTTGTCTTATTGAGCTGTAATTCACTGATGTAAGGTCATTACTTAAAGAATGATAAGAAATATTTAAACCTGATGCGATACTTCTTAAAACATTAGTTGTAAATGATTCAAATGCAGAGGTTGGGTGAGTTGGATCAAATGCTTTAAAATCCATACCTGCTGGTAATTGTTCAAAGACCCCAGCCTGTGCGTTCATTGTTGGATTAAAGGTATCTTCATATTCACCATCACCAACATAACCATCACCATCACCTGATGTAAAGAAACCCATTTTAGATGCACCAACTCTTGCTGCAACTATCTCCGCTTCTAAATAACCATTCAACATTTTCACATTAGCCATTGCTGTAGCAACCAAAGAAACGCCTCTAGTTTGTTCTGCTCTAGCAGGCAGGTAAGCATGGATAATCTCATCAGCAGGAACTCTAATGTGTTGTGCTTGAGCTAAATAAACTCTATCGTAAGGGTGGTCTTTAAATAAATGATAAGCAACTGGTTTATCATATTTATCTACTTCTACACCCATCTTAATACGATTGCCAGTAGCTTTATAAACATCATTTTTATTTTCATCTAAATGATCTGATTCTAAAAACTGTAATTCAAAACCAAAAGGTGAATCTTTCTTTTTAATTTTTCTTATTAATACTTCGCCATCTCTACATAGAGATTCAATAAATATTTTTTGACAATCTAAAAATGATAATCTTCCGTTGGTTGTGCAATTGCCGACCTGACCCCATTCTTTCCAAGCGTTTTCAATGAGCTGGTTTCCAGCAATGTCCAATGACCCATTATCGTCACGTCCTTTACTGGAAACTCTTATGCCATGCTTACCGATAACATTAGACACCATCAGGTTAAGGTATCTAGCAATATAGCTATCGTTTCTTGCTAATTCTCTTGCTCTATCTCTTAAAATTCTTATGTTATCTTTTATCTCAGCATCGGCACTTGTAGACGTGGTAACAAAATCTGCAAACAATCTTCCAGTGTTAGCTCCAGTGTAGCTTCTTCTATATGCTTGTCTTTTTTTCTTTTTAGGCTCATTAATGCCTAATATTCTGTTATACCATGCCATTATGTGTAACTCTTGGGATTAGAGCCAGTGGTTCTACCAAAGTTTACTTTAATAGTATTTCCTGACCCTCGTTTATTCTTAATTCGTTGGATTTTGACTTCTTTAAGATATTCAGCCTTGTATCTGTCTCTAAAAGTCAACAGTTCATCTATGGACATTCTTGATAATGACCTGCCAGCTATAGACATAGATGATTGGTCAATATTTGCCCTATTCTCAATTACTGCTTCTATGCTATCTAAAACAATTTTTGCATGACTTCTAACTGAAGCAGTTGTAGTTGCATAATTATCCTGAACTTCTACAAAACCTTCTTCTAGCTTGACTCTTGCAGAATCAGAGCTTCTAGTCATGTAAGAAACCCAGTTGTAATTACCTTTTGTATATGAAGCAGTATTGTTTGCCTCAATAATGTAGTTATCGTTTGATTCTGTAGCTGTTAATGTAAAATTAGAAGCTGTAGCACCATCAACTAAATTGAACTCATAAGATAATGAATAAGATGCTATTGGATAATCATCTGATAAATCTTCTCTTTTCCATGCCCAAAAGTCTCCTAACTGAAGCTCAGTAGGAACTTGTGGTGGATAATTTGTTGAATCAAATTTGTTGCTCAAGCAAAAACCTCATAAATGTTTTAGATATATCTAATATCACACTATGGTTTTCTGCTAAAAAGTCAACACATAAGCAAAGAAAAGTCAAATTACTTCCAAGAAGTAGCAAAATTACCCCTATTTATGCCTTTTTGTGGCTTATTTTGTTTACTTTCTTTGGGTTTTATTTGTTGATTTAGTATTTTTTCTTCAATAGAGTCAAAATTTGGATTTAATATGTAAATAGCAGCAAAATTGTATACTAAAGTATCTAAAGCCTCGTTTCTTGGTCTTATTTGCTTCCAAATTAGTGATTTACGTCCTCTAACAAACTTTGTAATCCTTTTTTCTGCTGTAAGCTGTTTAAAATACTCTTCATCAAGGTCTGAGCAAAAATGCAAGGTAGTAAGCTCATTTTCAACAGACAAACGAGCAAAAATAGCCTCTTTTGCTGAATCAGCACCAATTCCGTATAAAACAGCCTTATTTTTACCTACAAATGTTGGTTTATTGGCTATTGGTTTGCCTGCTGTCGATAAACCTTTAACAGCAAAGACTCTTCTAGCCTGTCTAGGCTTTGTAAATTGATAAACTTGATTTGTATGATGTCCACCACTATCAATTGTGCAACAAGATATAGGAATCATTCTATCTGACTCAGTTTTAAATCTACGTTTTAAATAAGAATCTAAGTCTGACCAAACATTTAAAGCATTAGGATCACCCCAAAATATCTTATAATCACACACCCATGCCTCATAGTTCTTACCCCAACCAACAAGCTGTAGCTCCAATCGGTCTTTTTGCGTATCTACTCCAGCAGTTAAGACTAAAACATCTTCAGGTATAGTTGTGTAATCATAATTTAATCTTCTTTCAAGCAAAGTTTCATATTCAACAGCTTCACCTTGCTCTTCCCAAGATTCGCCAAGAGCAGTGTTAATCCAAGTTTTTAACATTTCAGGATTCTTTTTGGCTTCAAGAAATGATTTAGCCATATCAGCCCATGTAGACCAAACAGAATATAGCTCTGATATATGAAATCCTGCTGTATTAGATTTTGTTTCAGTTGCTATCCATTCACCATGCTTTAACATCCACTGTTTTTTAGACTCATTTATTACAGAACCACAATGATCGCAAGCATAAGATGCTGTTTCAGGTTGATTTTCTTCCCAAACCACATTCTTCCACTTTAAAACCTGTTTTTCATTACATTCAGGGCAAGGAACGTGATAATAGCGTTTATCTGACTCTTCAAAAGCAGTTTCTATTCTTGATAGTCCTTTTATTGTTGGGGTTGAACATAGATATATCTTCTTATTCCAAAAAGTAGTTGTTCTTTTGGTTGCTAGTGATATTGGGTCGCCCTCAGAGCCAGCAGATGCCTCATATCTGTCAACTTCATCCGCGAGAACGCATCTGATAGGACGTGAAGCAAGCGAGCTTGCACTGTTGCTTCCAGTTATAGTTAAATTACCACCAGCAAACTTCTTAGATAATACTGTATTACCACTATCTCTACTTCTAGGGTCTTTAACACAATTTCTTATCTTTTCAGAATCACGAATCATAGTAGCAAGTCTATCTTTACTAAATGCTTGACCCATCTGCAATGTCGGCTGCATTACTAACATTGGAGCTGGGTCTTGATCTATATAGTAACCGATCACATTTAAAAGTATCTCCGTAGCACCAACCTGAGCAGACTTCATAAATATTATTCTTTGAATGTCAGGATCATTGAAAGAATCCATAATCTCTCTTTGGTATGGTGCACGATCTGTACGCCATGCCCCAGCCTCTGCTGAGGATTCAGGAGATAATCGTCTGTAGTTATCAGCCCAGTCGCTAATCTTCAAGTTCGGTGGAGGAGTCCATGTCTGATTCGTCTCCTGTATCACCTTTTCTATATTCTTTAGTTATTCCATTTTGTGCTAACTCATTTAGTGCTTCATGCACTTGTTCTTTTATTATTAATTCCGCTTCTGCATATTTGTCAACTGTTATTACTTGATGAGCAACCCTTGATGGTAGTCCTAATAGCCTAGCCCTTACATTTGAAACATAATCAATCCAAGTGTCTTCAACAAGTTGTGCTGGTATTAAAGACTTTTCTAACTGCTCTACCTCTAACTCAGCCTTTCTAGCTTGAGCAGCAGTAAGTTTAGCTTTCTCTTCAGCAATATCACCAGTGCCACTTCTTTTATGATATCCACCTAGTTTTCTTAGATAGGAAATATATGCAACTCTGCAAACATCTAAATTTAAAGGACTCCTACCCATTTTAGAGGGCAATATTCCATCCCTAATTAATTCAGATATTCTCTTAACAGATAAATCTAAATGATCTGCAACTTCTCTTTGTGTAGCCAACGCTAATTTAATTTCTTAATACTCATAAATATAAATATATCACACCAAAAATCTAAAAACAAAACATTTAGGGTGAAGGTAAATTACTTTAATGGGCTGGTATCAATGAGATATAAATCCGATGAATAGTAATGGTCTGTCGCTACAAAAAGAATGGGCTTATCCTTCCCTCCTTCTCTTCTC